AAGAAATTATTTACATTAGAACAATCGCAGAGAGTGGAGAAAAGTCTCTAGGCGCACTGCCCGGAACAGTTGGCGACAAATTCGCGCCTTACCTGATTCCTCTTGAGGATAAAGTTCACGAAATTATCGAAGCTACTGATGCTCACCGTCTTAAAGACGACGGAAGACTTACCGCAGTACCAGTAAACTTCTTAAGAGGCAGTACATTCACTGATAAAATCATCATTGCTGATGAAGTGCAAAACTTTACAGCTAAAGAGATTACAACCTTGATTACTAGAATTGGAGAAGGCACAAAAATCTTTTTATGCGGAGATTTTATGCAATCGGATATTAAAGTTAAGAACGGTTTCCTTGATTTCTTTGAGCTTTTCACTGGAGAAGACTGCATTCAAAAAGGAATTTATACTTTTGAGTTCTCTGAAGAAGATATTAAAAGAAGCGAAATCTTAAAATTCGTTGTAAAGAAGATTAACAACATTAATCTCCGTTATAGAATAAAAGATGAGCAGCGCAACGTCAAAAACGTCTCAGTTGAATAGTTGGGCAAATATTATTAAGGTATTTGGCGGAATTTTGATCGCCTGTACATTGTATTACCTAAATACAACGTATGTAAAGAAGGATGATTTTAATCCTGTTGCTTTAGAGATGAAGGTTCAGGCAGAGCAAATGTCTTACGTTAATACAGAAGTAAAAAATATTTCTCGACGCCTTTCAAAGATAGTAGATGATGAAGGAAAGCCAGTTAATACGGACAAAATGGTTGAAATACAGAAAGATATAACTAAGATATTAGTAAAGCTGGAAAATCTTAACGATAAGGTTGACCGCATATCTAAATAATAACTATGGCTATCACTTTCTGTTCATCGTGCGGTGCAAAACATGAGTATGTTGGATTTGCACCAAACTTTTGCTCAAAATGCGGCAACTCTTTTGGCTCGAAAGCTGTTCAACAGTCAACGGCAAAAGTCCAGCAGAAACCAACTGCTATTCGCAGTTCGCAAGTAGAAGACGATGACGAAGATTCTTCGGACATTGAGGAGCTTCCACACATAGAGTCGTTAGACGTTGAAATCGAAATGGATGGAGGGTTTAAATCCTTCAACCTAGAAGATTTACAACGGAATCCCATGCAAGCGCAAGCTAAGAAATTCAAAGCAAAGCGCTCTGATGGTATTGATGGCCTATCTCCTGAAAAATATGGAAGCTCAAAATCTGGGTAAAATAACTTACGACGATAAGAAAGATGTAATAGACAAAATCATTGAGAAGCACAGATATATCTGGCAGCTCAAAGCTATTTGTTGGATGGATTACGAAGATGTCGCGCAGATTGTGAGATTTCACATCTCAAAGAAGTGGCATATGTGGAAACAAGATCGCCCACTTGAACCTTGGATAGCTAGAATCACTTCTAATCAGATTAAGAACTTACTTCGTAACAACTATTCTAATTATACTCGCCCATGTTTAGGTTGCAAGTTTAATCAAGGTAACGAACCACCAGCTTGCTCGATCACACCAAGCGGAAGACAATGCTCTGAATGTCCGCTATACAGGAAATGGGAAAAAACAAAGAAGAGTGCATATGATGTTAAGCTATGTGTATCTATCGAAGGTCATATAGATGCTGTTCATTCGATGCGCGATCAGAATTTCGACATTTTATCTAGTGCCGCTCGCCTTCACGAAGAAATGCGCTTATACTTAGCTCCTAAGCAGTATAGAGTTTATACAAGACTCTTTGTTGATGGAGTAGATGAAGAAAAAGTAGCTGCCGAAATGGGTTACAAGACAAATGAAAAAGGTAAAAAGGCTGGATACAAACAAATCAAAAATCTTAAGAAGCTATTTAGGCAAGTAGCTCTAAAAATTTTACAATCGGAGGATATTTTAAGTGGAAGCTAAAGAAGAAACAACAGACATCTCTTTTACAAATGAAGAGGCAACGCAAATTAGAGACTTAGCTAAACAATTTCCTGATTTAAATACTATCACGCGTAAATTCTTTGCTAATGAGAAGCTAGATGGTCGATCAAAGCAAGGAATTGCTATTAGGTCGTTCTTAGCAAGTAATAAAATCAATTATAAAACATCTAAGTACGAAAAGGCAGCGGACATTGAGTTCACAGAGTCTCAAAAAGAGTTTATCATTGACCAAACAGCTATTGGATTGTCCGCCGTAAGAATTGCGGAGCTTATTTTTCCTGATCGCAGAATCGTTAACCTTGGAGTCGAGCAAAGAGCTGTGGCAAACTTCGTTAGAACGGCAAATGTAGAAGGTCAACCTGAATCCGAAACTGCTGTTGGTTTAAAATACTTAGTTCCGCGTTCTGTTGAGCGTGTTATTAACAAAATCAATCAAGCTACTGGCGAAAAGATCAATAAAGAAAAATTAAACCGCCAACATAAATTCTGTATTGAGAAGCTCACTATCAATTTAGCTAACTCGCGGTTTCAAAAGATCATCAACTGCTATACATCGCAAGAAGATCGTAATATCTTTGAAGAAGAGTTCATTAGAATGACTTGGGACAAGCCTGACCTTACTGCTGATGAAGTTAATTTGTACATGAACGTGTGCAAAGAAATTATCAACTTAGAAACAACTTCAAGACACTTGGATAAGCTCAATAAAATGTTTGAAGATACTCAAGAGCAGAATGAAATGAGTATTCGTCTTGCCGAAATCATCAAAGCTAAGAGTGGTGAGTACCATCAGTGTGAAGGTCGCGTCGAAAGTCTTATTAAAAAGCTTCAAGGCGATAGATCAGGACGTATCAATGCTAGACAAAAGGAAAATGCTTCTATCTTGGCTATCGTTCAGCTATTTCAAGACGAAGAAGAGCGCGCTAACATGATCAAGATCGCCGAAATGCAAAAGACTCTTGTTAGAGAAGAAGCTGGCAAGCTTGAAAGCATGGTGGAGTGGAAAGCTCGTATCTTGGGCATATCATTAGATGATGCCGTTTAAGTGCAAAGAATGTAATCAAGATTTTCCAAGCGAAAGAAGTCTTCATACTCATTTGAAGAAGCATAAGATGTCGCTTGGAGACTACTACTGTGCCCATTACCCGAAGAAAAACCTCTTAACTGGTACAAAGTTAAGCTTCAAGGATAAAGAGTCTTATTTTGAAAAGGATTTCGAGAACAGAGAGCAGTTATTAAAGTGGTGCAACTTTGAAAAAGCAGAAGTTGTTAAACCGTACATAAAACAACTGCTTGAAAGACGAGTAACTAATAAAGAATTAGTTGTTGCGCCTAGTCATATCGAAATTGAAACAAGCGAACTGCCAAGTATCAACTGTTTCAAGAAGCATTACGGTTCTTACTCGGCGGTTTGTTCTGAGATTGGCATAAAGCCAATGTTCACAAAGAATATCCACAAAGATTTTCACTCTGACTACTCTAACGTTAATATTTTCATTGATACAAGAGAACAGCAACCATTGGAGTTTAAGAATCAAAGAGAAGTTAAGCTAGATTTTGGCGACTATACTGCTGGTGGTCAAAATTACTCTAAAACATTCGTTGATAGAAAATCAGAAAGCGATTTTAAGAGCACTTTAGTTGGAGAGAACTTCGACAGATTTAAAAGAGAGATCGAAAGATGCAAATCTATGGATTGTTTCTTGTTTGTTGTAGTGGAATCTAGTTTTGATCAGATCAAAAACAATAATGACTTCACCTCACATAAATCTAATTTAAAATTCGTATATCACAATATGCGTTTGCTGCAACAAGAGTTCCACAAGAACTGTCAATTCGTTTTTTCTGGTAGCAGAAAAAATAGCGTAGTTTTAATACCTAAACTTCTTGTTTGTGGCCCAAAACTTTGGGAAACAGACATTCAATACTTCATAGAAAAGGATCAATCATGGCTTGGATCGTTGGCGACCAAAAAAGAAAAAGCGTTTACAACAGTAACAAAGTAAACGAAGAGATTTTAAAGAAAGAAGGCTATCTAGAAGAGCGCGAAGCTAAGATTCTTCTATATAAATTTCTACGCAGCAACATTTCATTCTCTTCTGAGATTATTTGCGGCGTAAAACCGTTTCCATTTCAGCATCTCGCAATTAAAACGATGTTTGAAACAGACTATTCCATGATGGTATGGAGTCGTGGTCTTTCTAAGAGCTTTACTTGCGCTGTATTCGCAGCGTTGGACGCTATTTTGAATCAAGGTGTTCACATTGGTATCGTAAGTAAAACATTTCGTCAAGCAAAGATGATTTTCCGC